GACAAACTTTTCAAAGAACTCATTTTATTTACTGCCAGAGCCGCTTAGGCTTGGCGAATTTTTAACGAACTATTGCTTAATGAATAGGTTATTCTATTAGCCAAAGAGTCATCTCCGAATGCATTAAAACGACCTCTGGATAAGTTAAAATAAGGAAGTAAATCGATAAATGTAATTAATATCTCATCGCGACAGTCATCTGTAATCTGTAGAAACTTAGAAAAATCAATGGATATGATTCTTTGTATTCTTTCTTGGTCTTTCATGTATTCTTGCTTAAGGTTCAATAATACGAAATCAGAACCTATGCACTTAAATTCCTTATCAACATAAGATAGAAACTCTTTGTATTGAGATATGCTATGGGGTGATTCTATTATATCATAAATTTCATATGAACGTTTTCCTCTATAATATTTTTTCAGCCGCTCTATAAACAAATCCTGCGCATAGTTTGATATAGAATATCTTTCGGTATCATATTTCCATCCATGCAGTAAGCAAAAATATTGATATATAGACTCATAATCTTTTTCTTTTAATCGTTCTTTCAGAAATATAGTATTGTCCTTTGAGGGAATAGGAGTTTCGTACTCTTTTCTTAATAGGGGATTATTTTCCTTCCCAATAGTCTCCGTTTGTTGTAATAGTGAGCATATCGCTTGTGTATTAATTAATGTGGTCGGTGTGTGCTCTTTTTTATTGCCAAAAGAATTATATACTAAGTTTTTTGCAGATTCTTTTTCATAATTGAAACGCTCCATCAATACGTTAACACACATTTCTTGTATGTCTAAATTCAAATTTACAGAGTTAGAGTTCTCTTCTGTATAATCGTAAGAAGAGATATTAGATAGGGAATCAATTTTATGTATATAGGTTGATATTCCTTTCTCTTGCAATTCCTGCTTTGCAAGACATATTATATCATTAATCAATTTAATTCTTTTTTCCTTAGCATCATTTGTTTTTAGAATAGAAATTTGATTCTTCAAAATATTAATATGTTTCGATGTTATATCTACAATTAGATTAGAATATAATTCCATGAAAGAAATATTCAGGTTTAATAAGCGGCGTTGAAGTATACTCAGGCTTTTCTTATGAATTGTTTGATAACGATTAGAAGCAATAGAAGTAGTCTGCTCATAAGCTACATGGTTTTGGTTCTTTAAGTTATTCAATTCATTATAATCATGTAGCAATACTGAATAATAACCTATAATATTTTTTATGTCGGAAAATGATTCTGCTTTATTGATATGTTCTAAAATGTTTTTTATTTCTGTTGCCTTTTTCTGAGCATATTTGTTTGAATAAGCCTGATTGCTAAACCATCCTGCGCATAGCCCTATAGCAATAAAAACAAAAATAATTGCGTATACAATAAATGTTCCCATTAATCTGCTAATTATTTAACTACATCTATAATGTTACAGCTATGGTTTCTACGAACCTCTCCCAATACAAGGAATAGCCGACGGATAGAACTTCGCGGTATTTCGAAAGGCTCATGTATCAGATGGCCTTTCATAGGACCGGACTCCCATTGATCCTGATTTACCGAACAAGCCATCAGATAAGCAGGGTCATCAGCACGTTGTAAACGCTTGATTACTCTGATTTCGTCCGTTTCTACCACATAATCTTCCCCATACATAATAATTCGCTGGTCGTTTATCTGGCGAAGTGCGACTATGCTTCCCGATTTGTACTCAGGCGACATGCTGTCACCTTGTACGCGCATAGCTGCAGTGGCATCCTGAAACCAGTCTCCGGTATCAATCATTTCAGATGGAGTTGATACGGCGGCCATATCTGCATCGTACTGACGGCCACCAATGGTTGTTACATCAAAAAGTGGAATCAGATGACGTTTTTTTTCTGGAGCTGGTAATGAATGCGAGGGTTCTTCACTGCGGAGCATGTTGCCTTCGCCAGTGAGGAGCCAATCAAAATTTATTATTGCAGAATATCCTGCAATTGTAAACCTTTGGAAGAAATCATAGCTTGGCGCAGACTTCTTTTTCTGTATATCATAAATAGTCTGAGCTCTTTGATATCCTAATTTAGTAGCAAAACTATTAGCTGTTTCACCTAAATATGCAATTACTTTTGTTATTCTTGCAGAAATTTCTGCAAGTTTTTCTTCTTTTTCTTTGCTCATATCAGAATATTCTGTAAGTTTGCAAGGTATTCCAATAGGAACACGCCCTAAAGATACAAAATAAAGACTATAAAACAATAGAATTATGGCAGAAACAAGAAAACTCATTAAAGCAAGCGGTGAACTTCAGGAGGAAATCGCCGCAAAACTGAAAGTAACAACCCGTTCTGTTCGTTCGGCTTTGGCATACGATACCAATAGCCCTACAGCAAGACTTATTCGTTCGTATGCCTTGAATCATGGAGCAAAGCTCTATGAGCTGAAGGAAATGGAAAATCCGTATGCGGAAGTTATTAACCTTTAAAAACAATCTGTATGAATCTTACAAAGTACTCCTCTAAGAACATCGAATCACAGCTTGAACATGTATGCGAACTGATAGACTTAGTGAAAGGTGATAGAGGATTTCGCGAGGCTGTTCAAGACGAAGAGTTTTGTATGCTAATAAAGATGCAGGCGCAACTGTTCGAAGAAATTAAGAAAAGAGAAAAATATCAACCAACTGCATAAGTGATGAATCCTTGCCATTCCCGGTTCGAGAGAATAGGGATGGCTCAAAACCAAAACATAGAATCATGAAGAAATATACTGTATGTGTGGATTACATCAATTTGGATGGAACCACAGAAAGAATAAGAGAATTTGATTACGAGACAGAGTATAAAGCTGAAAAGATGAAAGAGAAATGCAGAAAATATTATTACCCGCAAAAAGAGTCTTTTAAGGTCTACACTAAAATCATAGAATCATGAAACGAATCAATACTACTACATGCTATCTGCTGCTGATACTGGCAGCAGCCATACTGAACCGACTGACAGATGGAACAATGAACTTGATTATAACCGTTACCCTTTGCCTGGCACTTATACCTGCAGCAATACGTTTGGACAGAGAGGATAAGAGAGCACAGAAAAATGAATGAATCACACACGGCTTGCAGAACTTATTCAGGTGGCTGCCGTCCGGGTTCAAGCCCCGGAGCCGGACTACAATCTTAACGAATTAATCATGGAAATGTACGGAAACACATTATGCGTCAGCTTTACGGAACTTGTTCGTGGTGGCATTATCAGTAAGCCCACTTACGACAAGTATGTACGTGAAGGCAAGCTTACCCTCCTACAGCGTGGAGGTAACGGACGCGAGGCACTGATTGCCTACCGCTCCATGCCGGAACGGCTCCGTGCAGCATACGATGACACATTCAAGAATGCATACGAGGAAATGAAACAGCGTGAGCAGGAAAAGTACATCAACACACAGATTCGGTTCGATGCCGAAGCGGTACGGTTCTTCAAGGAATTTGAGCCGCGTATCGAGCCTTCCAGACAGCTGGAATACATCCTGAACGCCCAGGTGATGAACGAAATGGTGCGTACGGAGAAGGCACGCAGTGTGGAACACGCCAAAGGAGGTTTTGCCCGTCGTGCGGAAACATGGAGCAGCGTGCAGATTTGCTGTGAGCGTCTCCGCGAAATTACAGGCCACACACTGCCGAAGAATCCGGCACGACTGCGTGAGAAGTTCAATGCTTACAAGCGAGATGGATACGTGGTACTGGTAAGCGGTAACTTGGGCAACAGTGCCGCACGCCGCATCGGAAAGGCCGAAGGTGCTCTTCTGCTGAAGCTTCGCCGGAGCAAGTTCCCTGTCTACACCGATATGCAGCTCTTTGAGGAATACAACCGTCAGGCGGTGCTTCGCGGACTGAAAACCATCAAGAGTCCTACTACGATGCACAGTTACTTGAACGATCCGGCGGTAATGGTTTGGTGGTTTTCTGCTGTTCACGGCGAAAGGGAATTCAAGAACAAGTATATGCCAACCTTCGATACGGTAATGCCGTCCATGCCTAACTCGCTGTGGTATTCAGACGGTACGAAGATAAACCTTTACTACCGTGCGTACGATGACAGGCAGAAGCGATGGGTGGCACGAACCACGGATGTGTACGAGGTGATGGATGCCTGCACGGAACTGTTCCTCGGCTACTTTATCGGCGACGGCGAAAACTTCTACAACCAGTACATGGCGTACCGGATGGCATTGCAGACATGGAAGGTGAAGCCTTATGAGATAGTGACCGATAACCAGGGAGGACACAAGAAGCTGGCTTCGCAGGGATTCTTCAAGAAACTCTGCCATCTTCACAAAACCACGATGCCGCACAACGGCCAGTCCAAATCCATAGAGTCCGCTTTCGGACGATTCCAGCAGCAGGTACTTCACAAGCTTTACAACTTCACCGGTCAGAACATTACGGCAAAGAAGCTTTCAAGCCGTGTGAACATTGACCTGGTAATGGCGAACATTGACCAGCTTCCCACGCTGGAGGAACTGAAACAGCAATATGCCGACTGCCGCGAAGAATGGAACTCTATGCAGCATCCTACCAGCCCCACCGGAATGACACGCAGGGAAATGTACACCGCAATAGAGAATCCGCAGGCACAACCGCTTGACGATTACGAAGCACACGAAATCTTCATGCTGTTCTCTCAGGCTCCGGTGCAATACACCAAGGAAGGTTTCATCTTCCGAATGAACAAGCAGGAATACAGCTACATGGTGTATGGCGATGACGGACTGGTAGATATGAACTTCCACCTGCAGAACGTGGGCCGTCAGTTCCTCTACCGCTACGATCCGGAAGACATGACCCGCATAGAACTCTGGGCGGTGACTGACACTGGTGCCAAGTATGCGGCCATCGCCACACCGAAAGTCACTATCCATCGTGCCACTCAGGAACGTACAGAAGAAGAAAACGCTTATCTGTTTGCACAGATGGATGCCAACCGCCGCACACGTGCAGCCATGCACATCGCCCAGGAGGAACTGTTTATGGAAGAAGCCATGGGCGAAGCCTACACAAAGCTTCGTTTGCCGCGTCCGGTGGCTGTGAGCGAAAAGCAGCTTGACGGATACCGCGAAGAAATGAAGCGTGGCACACTGGAAGCTCCGGTACCGATGCCCGAAACGGATATTCCGGAAGAGCCTGTACTGGCAGATGAACCGCTGACCTTTGCCTCATCAGGAGACTGGACAAAGAAAGTATCGAACATTACGTTCGATGAACTGGACTGTTTGAACAAATGGTAAAACGACAATTAACAAACAATTAAATACCTATTAAAACAATGAAAGGATTAACAACAGAAATGAAGGAACAGGTGCGTAGCGCACTGATTGCCTACCGCTCAAATTACCCTACGTTGAACCGTGCCGCAGAAAGCTTGCAGGGCGTAAGCTCGGCCACCGTGAGCCAGCTATGCAACGGAAAGTATGAACTGATCAGCGATGAAATGTTTATCCGTATCGCTTCGCAGATTGGCTTTGCATTTGATTCCTGGACACTGCACGAAGGGAAGACATTCAAGGAAATCACTTTTACGCTGAGCGACGCACAGGCTTACAAGAACGTGACATGGATTGTGGGTGATGCCGGATGTGGAAAGACCACTGCGGCCATTGAATACCGCCGCACGCACCGCAACGTGTTCTACATCCTCTGTTCGGAAGATATGCGACGCTCAGACTTTGTGCGTGAGATAGCCAAGCAGGTAGGCGCACCTACTGACACGACCAACCTCCGCGATATGATGGAAAACGCCATCAGCATGATTTCTTTCCTGGGCAACCCGCTGCTGGTGTTCGATGAAGGCGACAAGCTGACTGACAGCGTGTTCAACTACTTTATCAGCATCTACAACCGACTGGAAGGTCATGCAGGTATTGTGTTCCTAAGCACGGACTACATCAAGCGCAGAATGGATGCCGGACTTCGTTACAACAAGAAAGGTTACAAGGAAATAAACAGCCGCATCGGACGCCGTTTCTTCGATGTGTCTCCCACGGAAGAGAATGACATCTACGCCATCTGTCAGGCCAACAACCTGACCGACCGTGCCGATATAGAAGAGGTGCTGAAGGATGCCAAGCGAAGCGACAACGACCTTCGCCGCGTGAAACGATGTATCCACCGTCAGAAACGTATCATTGAAGCCAAAAGAGTGAATAATGAAAAATTAAAAATGAAAAACGGAGGAGATACGGATGAATAAGGAAGACAACACACCGCCCCCACAGAAAAAGAAGTTCACTTTCGACCGCAATGCGAAGGGGGTTCGTGAACTTCTGTCCATGAAATTCGATGTAATGCAGTTCGATGGTCCCTGGTATGATGCTTTCGGCACTCCTGAACGCCGTGGAGTATGGCTCATCTGGGGAAACTCCGGAAGCGGAAAGACCAGTTTTGCCCTCCAGCTCTGCAAGTATTTGTGTCGTTTTGGGCGCGTGGCATACGACAGCATGGAGGAAGGTGCCTGCCGCACCATGCAGGATGCCATCCGTCGTACAGGAATGATGGACGTAAACAAGAAGTTCCTGCTGATTGACAACGAGAATATGGATGAACTCAGCATCCGCCTCCGCCGGCAGAAAAGCCCCGACATCGTGGTAATCGACTCTTTCCAGTACACCCGCATGACGTACCGCCAGTACATCGACTTCAAGGAGCAGCACAAACGGAAGCTGCTCATCTTCATCAGCCATGCCGAAGGCCAGTTGCCAAACGGACGCGCAGCCAAAGGAGTGATGTACGATGCCTCGCTGAAAATATACGTGGAAGGCTTCAGGGCATTTTCAAAAGGACGCTTTATCGGTCCAGTAGGATATTACGACATCGTGCCGGAGAAAGCCCGTCAATATCACGGAGAAGAATAATCTTTTAATGAAGAATGAAGAATGAAAAATCAAGGATTAGCAATGAAAGACCGACCCATTACACCTCAGCAGGTGAAGGCACTGCAAGCCCAATTCCATAAGATGGGTTTTTCCGATGAAGACCGACACGGATTTATCAGTCAGTTCACTTCTGGTCGCACCGACAGCACTGCCGGACTGACGAAGGAAGAAGCAGGGTTGTTGCTCACCCGATTCAACCGTGAGGAAGCCGACCGACTACGCAAACAGGCACGTGCCCTGGTGAAACAGATATTTTCCCTGTCGTTCCGTATTTCCTGCCTTAACAAGAACTATACGAACGACACGGAAGCAGACTTTGAGATGAACAAAGCGAAGATTAACCAGTTCTGCCGTACACGCAGCAAGTTCCGCAAGAACCTTACTGAAATGTCGATGGAAGAGCTGAAGGAAGTAAAAAGACAATTTGAGGCAATGGCACGCAAAGAGTGAATAATTAAAAGTTAACAGTTAAAAGTTCAATATGAGAAAGCAGTCAGAAATAAACCGTGCCATCGAGCACTTGAAAGCTTGCAACGATAATGTGAGCCGAATACAGTTGGAAGTGCTGGAAACGAAGCGCAGTGAATCATGGGTATTCAATCGGTATGTGCGCGACGTTCCGGAAGACGAACGCAACGAAACTCTTTTCTATGCCGCACGCGATGCAGCCCAGTTCCTTGCAGGAAAGATTGGTATCAGTTCCATCTGTCCGGATCTGGAAGACGAACCCGAAGAAGAGGAAGAGCAGGAGGAAACAATTACACTGAGCCTTTCGGAGTACAAAAAGCTGCTTCTTCGCCTGGATAGAGTGGAACGCAGGTTAGGACTGAGAGTGGGCGATGTGGCTCCGGCACCGCGTAAAGACATATCAGAAGCCCCCGATGAACTCATAGGTCAGGCAGATGCGTGCCGCATGATTGGGTGCGCAAAGACCACCATCAAGCAATGGGCCAACAAAGGACTCATTACCCGCTATCAGAAAGGATACAACGTGTACTACAGCAGACGTGAGTTGCTCGGAAGCTCTGTTGTGAAAGATTATAAAGACAGCAAGAAAAAAGATTAAGCTATGGAACATACAATCGAACAAATCCAGAATGACATTATGAACCGCATGCAGCAGTTTGATTTCGGCGACCGTGTAACGATACTCCGTGAGCTGGAAAACTTCTGCGGACAGCAGGCAGACGAAGCCATGAAAATGGAATACGACATGGCGGCAATGGAAGACGAATTAACCGACAATTAATAATCATTTAAACAATCATTAAAACTGAATTAATTATGGCAAAAAGAACCAAGAAAACAGTAATCAGCGGAGTAAGCCGCGAACAGTACGAACAGGCATTTGCAGAATTCGCTATGGCCGACGCAAAGGCCCAGTCACTCACCGCAAAGATGGACCAGGAAATGACAAAGATCCGTGAGAAGTACGCCGACCAGTTGGCAGAACTGAACGAAACGAAAGACCGTACCTTTGAGGTGATGCAGACCTACGCCACCGAAAACAAGGATACGCTGTTCAGCAAAAAGAAAAGTCTGGAATCGGCACACGGTATCATCGGATTCCGAACCGGTAACCCGAAACTGAAAAACCGGAAAGGCTTTACCTGGGCAGCCGTAACGAACCTTTGCAAAGAGTTTCTTCCGCAGTACATCCGCACCACGGAGGAACTGGCAAAAGACAAGCTGCTTGCCGACCGTGACGTACCGGAAGTTGCGGAACAGTTCGCCCACATCGGCGTAGAGGTGGTGCAGGATGAATCTTTCTACGTAGAACCCAAAAAGGAAAGCGATGCGGTCCAGACGGCCTAAATACACGTATGAACGCCGTGGTCCTCTATGGATTGTGTATCGCAATGAATACACCCAGTCCACATGTGAAGGCACTCCCATAGCGGAGTGTCATTCACCGGAGGAAGCGAAGGATATGGTTTATAAACTTAACGGATGGAAGAAAAATGGGAAAGTACAGAATTGAAAGAAAATTTATCAAGAAACCTATTCCAAAATATGCATTGGAAGTGTCTGGATACTATCACAATAGATTTCCTATTAAATCTCTTACGAAAGAGGAGGCAAAGGAAGAAATGGACATCATCGAAAGATACTTGAACAATTTTGTGTACATAGTTCGAAATTCGAAAAATATTCTTGGTGTAACCCATAAGATAGAACGCACAGATAACCGCATTACGGTATACACGCTCTACGATACACCTATAATCACATTCTGGATTGAGGAGGAAAAGGAAGATGAATAAGTTATTCTGTTGTAAATGTGGAAAAGAGATTAATCCGGATTCAGGATATTACAACGCACCATCCGGACCTCATTGCATATCCTGTTGGACAGGAAAAGATATAAATGATAGGATAAAAGAGTATGGGAAAGGAATATATGTGATTAAAACTGGAGCTGGAGACTACTTGAAAAAAGGATACCCAAAACTGTCATCTGATTTTTCGTATGAATTATGCTTTGTGAAAGATATTAAAAACGCAAGAAAATTCAGTGGTTTTATAGAAGCTTACAATTTCCAGAAATTGACTCCTTTTTTGGAGAAATGCGAAATCATTAAATTGGAATAGCCATGGCAGAACTAACCTTTAATTCACCCATTCGGCGCGACAAGTGGCCGCGCTGGATGATTAAGCTTCACGAATATCTTAAAAAGATATATGAAATACCTGTAGAAGAGGTAGAACCAGACGATTACGACCGGCTCAAACGGATAATATTTGAAAAGCTTGTCGCTCTGCGAAAAGACAGACTTATGATGAAAGATACGAACATATTCATCTATACCGTCAAAGGAGAGAACGGTTTTGGAGTTGTAGTCGACCGAAACAGCAAAAAAGTAATCACCTATTACCTGGAATAATGAACAATCGCACAAAAATCATTCTGTTCACCGCATTTTCCATCATCATCGGGCCGCTGATTATAATGGGATTCATCCTGAAACTTGCAGGAAGAATGCTCGATATACTTGGCTGGCTCTGTTGGATGGAACCACGCATGGCGAGGAAAGGATGGGATGAACTCGTACATAAAATCAAAGAATCATGGAGCACGAATTAGGAGAAACGTTCACCTGGAACGGACATGCTCTCGAAGTAGTCGAGGTGAAAGACCCGGAAGACCCTTGCAGCGGATGCTATTTTTTTGAGCATGGCATAAGTTGCTACGGGAACGGACTTGAATGTATGGACGATTCAAGAAGAGACCACACTAACGTAATATTTAAGAACTCAACAAAAACAGAAGAATTATGATGCACAACTGGTTTACATGCAAAATCCGTTACGAAAAGACAATGGAAAACGGAATGAACAAGAAAGTAACAGAACCCTATCTGGTAGACGCTCTCAGTTTTACCGAAGCCGAAAGCCGTATCATCGAAGAGATGACACCTTTTATCAGTGGTGAGTTCGAGGTGTCTGGAGTTGCAAAAGCTAATTACAATGAATTGTTCCCAAGTGAAGAAGAGTCTGCCGATCGCTGGTTCAAATGTAAACTCTGGTTTATTACACTGGATGAAAAGAGTGGAGCAGAAAAGCGTACTGCATTCAACGTACTGGTACAAGCTTCCGACCTTCGCGACGCCATCAAGAATCTGGACGAAGGAATGAAAGACACTTTGGCCGATTACGTGATAGCTTCCGTATCCGAAACCGCCATCATGGACGTGTATCCATACGAAGCAGACCCCGATGTGAAACCTGAATTTAATGATGCAGACAGAAGATGATGAATAATGAATAATGAAGAATTAAGAATGAAGAATGTTATGAAATCGGAAAAGACTTATATCCATCGCCGCGTATGCCTTTGCCGCCAGTGCGGAGGAACCGGCACAGTGACAGTGTATGCAGAAAAAGATTTTCAGCATCAGTACCCCGAACATAAAGTGTGTCCGCAATGCCAGGGCAGCGGACGCATCTGGCTCAGCGGAACAGTAATCAAGCAGATTGAACCCTATGCAGAACCAGAACCTTAATCTGTTCAAGCCTCGCAGGGTGGCAGCCAAAGTCCATTACAGCGCAATCAATCAGTTTATGTTTGTATGGATCAAGCACAGCCGCCCATGCGACCTGTCAGTCAAGCGTTCGAAGCAGAACCCGGAATACCTGGGCATCTGCTTCGATGTGGAAAACAACGACACAATCGACATGATGTGTGATTTAAAAACAAGTCTGAAAATTGAGATTATTGATTTATGAAAAAAGAAGATATAGAAAAAGCTGCACAGGATTATGATGATGGATTAATCTATTCAAGTGTAAAAGAACAATGTGATGTAATAAAAGCATTCAAAGCAGGTGCTGAATATCGAATAAATTCAGTTTGGCATAAAATGAATATAGAACCTATGAAAAATGAACTTATAGTTCTTCATGGGAATGGAAATACTGTAACAATTTTATGGAACGGTGATATGAGATGGGATGGATAAATTTTTTAAAGCAGAGATTTGGGCTTATATGTCAGACTTAATACCCGATACTGAGGAATGAATATGAGCGAAAAAGAACAAATAATGGATTTCATCGACCAGGTTCTTTCAGACTTTACCAATGAAGGAGCGATGGAAGTTCTGGAAGATGTGAAGAGTGAGATAAACATGAGAATCGAATCATGCGAAGAAGGTACGTACACAGTAACAAGTGATTAATTATGAACGCAAGAGACCAAAAAAAAGTATGTGATTCAGGTTTCTGGATAATAAGAGCCGGAGAAAGAAATGGGAAACCAATTATCAAGGCAAAAAATTTGGATAATCCTGACTCATGGGTAACAATTAGAAGTGATTTTAAATCTAAAGCAGAGCGTGACCGGTACATGAAAGAGTTGCTGGAATATGATTTCTACATCGAAGACTAACAAAAAAATCCCCGACACCGCCAAACCGGATGCCGGGGATTTTCATTTTTAATTATTCATGAATCAGGGTTCGCCCAGGTAATGACATATCGCCTCGTGCTGGAGCGGCGTAAGCGTGCGCTGTCCTTTCTTGTAGTGAAGTTCGTCCAGCCTTTTTTGTAAATCTTTGTTGAGAGTAATCCAGCGGCGGAGCTGTGTAACGGCACTGCGGGCAGAAGAGCGGGGAAAGTATCGCAGTGCAAGGTCAGTAAGATAAATAGCGTGCATAAAGATTGTGTTTGAATTTAAAGATAATAAAAATATCAGAGAAACAAACTACCCCGTAGTAACAATGCGTTTACTACGGGGTAATTTATCGGTTACTAAGAAGTAATTATGTGTTTACTACGTAGTAGTTACATAAGGCCTCCTTCGTCTTCCTCCTGCTTTTTCAGGCTCTTCAGGCTGGGCACCTTTTTGAAGGTGAGGTTTTCCTTGTTCAACTGTCCTTTCAGTCCGATGCCGGGTCGGAACTGAAGGGTAACCTTACGGATGAGTGATGGGGAGTAGGTATCTTCAGTGGCGGAGCCGTGACTTTGCAGCTGTGCCTGAAAGCTTCCAAGGTTCTCCAGCTTCACAATCTGCCCGTTTGCGATGTGCATGTTAATGCGCTTCACCAGGGCACGGATTACGTTCAGCACGTCACCGTCGGTCAGTGTGGTGGCGTAAGAGATTTCTTCTGCCAGTTCGTTGATTCCTACCGACCCGCTGGCCTGAGCCTTCGGGTAATACTTGATTTCTCCGCTTTCGCGGTCTAAAGGATTCTGCATCCCTACAACACAATAGTTGATTGCCATAATAGTTTTGTTTTAAAGGGTTGATAATGTGGTTTGCTTGTCATGACAGTGCAAAACTACGGCAGGAAAATGAGGATGTGTTGAGCAAGACAGTACAGTGTGTGAAAAGATGCATGAATATGCTGTTTTATGTGTGTTTTTTCGTATTTTTGCGGAAAGTCATCAGGGTAATATGGTCAGGAAAAGTCGTCAGAAAATAGTGGGAATGAGCTATGCCTTCCGCGTGCAGGATATTGTGCGGATTTACGATGAGCATGCACGCAGCGGACTTTCCAACCGGGAGATTCTACGCCGCTATATCTGGCCGAAATACCGCATCTGCGAAAAGACTTTCTACAACATTATCAACGCCAGTGCCGATCCGCGCGTGACGGAACGCATCGCCCAGGCAGAGCGGCAGCTGACGCTTTTCGGTTAACAGGTCTGTGTGGCCTGGCAGGTGAAATCGCTTATATCTTCTATCAGTTCCTCGTGGTTATGGTTGGTGCTGCTTCCCGTGCGGCGGGTCATGCAGACAGATTCATTCCGGACAGAGAGGAAGAAATTGAACAGGTGCGCGTCAATCTTATCCAGCAAATCAAAGCGTGCCAGCGATTCCTCCTGAAACATGCTTCCGTCCCTTGCACTTCCTTTCCATTTGGTGACCACATGCAGCCGGAACGGAACGTCTGCCTGTTGGACGGTTCCGCTTAGCGTGCGCCATTGCACGGGACGGAATTCGATGAACACTGCCGGGGTGTCAAACGGCTCTTCCTGTTCGATAAACTCCACCTGCTCGTTCCACAGGTCAATGTGCCGGATAAGCGGCTGTCCGCCGTCGTCTTTCAATTCTTTCAATGCTTCGGTCAGGCCGAGATAAAGCATACGTCTCATAGTGTGTCAAAGTTTTTAGCGTTATTGTAAAAGATTTCTTTCAGCAGTTCCTCCAGGTCAGGATGGTTTCCGATGAACTGGCGTTTGGGTATGGTGATTTTGCTTCCGGCCTTTTTCAAGGCCATGGCACGGTAGAACTCCGCTTCGGCGGTAAGGGCACGGTTCCGCTTGTTGTTGCGTGGTGCGCCGTTTTTCTTCCGTTGCAGGTTTTTGCTGAATCCGTCGGCAGCCTTTCCTCCGGTCACGGTCTGATAGCGGTACCAGAAGTACTTCTTCATCTTCCGTGTCACGGTGATGGTGCCTCCTTCATTATGTATCCGGGCATACGGTTCGGTGGTTTCAATCACCACGCTGTCGCGGCTGGTGATGCGCCCCGTGATGCTGCGTCGCAGGTTCCCTGTGCGGACGAGCAGTCCCCGGCTCTTGTCGTCGTTGAACTTGCGGCGTGCCCACTTCTGGTTGAAGAAAGCTTCGCGCTCAAAGTTCCGGTCAAACTCTTCCAGTGCTTCCGTCCGTATATCCTTCAGCGTCTCCCTTACCAGTAGGTTGATGCGCCGCTGTAGGTCACGTGTCACCTGATTTGATTTTTCAGCCATTATGCATTGTTTTTTAATGAATTAATCGTATATTTGCAAAAGAGAGAGTGACTCGAGGTACTGGGTTGGATTGCAGATCCTTCACTAAAGGCTTCAGTCGCTCTCTTTTCTTTTTTTCAGTTTCTCCACGATGGAATAGAACTGACATCTTCCGTCCACCAGTTCCCGGATTACGGCAAATGAATCTTCATCGGCTATGCGGATGCGCAGGTAATGATATTTCATGACCATGGGATTCCCTTTTTCATCCGGACGTTCCAAAACGTGTTCGGCATCTTTCAGCAGATTAATCAGATTATAGACTGCTTCATTCTTTGCCATTACAAATTTGTGAGGCTGGTTCAATGCTTCCTTGATACCGTTTGAGGTAAATTCCACAGGGTTTTGTATTCCCTGCACAAGCACGGTTTTACCGACCAGATTCTCTTTAGCCCACTGTCGGGCAGCTTTACGCTGTTCCTGCAACCGCTCTTTTCCGGCACGTATTTCCTGTAGCAGCCTGCATGCCCGGCACACCTCATTGTCCGGAATGTCGGCGGCCAGCTTCATCTTGTCGGGGCGATAGTCGCATCCGTTACATTTGCGCAGGGTGTAGCCGTTGTATGCCGGGAAGGTGGTCATCCGCTTGCCGGGATTGAACATGAACATTTCCTGATACTTTCCGGCGGTAGCCTGACTGCCCAGGTTCATAGCTTCCTGCTCGTTGCTCACGGGGTATTTCTCCTTGCGTACCTGTACCACGGTACAGCGGCAGTTCCAACCGTTAGGCGGGAAATATTTGTCCCAGAACGGACTTTCTATGGGCAGGGTGATGTTGTGCAGCATCCGGTGGGTACGTCGTACACGCTTGTCTCCCACGGTGCGGTATTGCAGGTAGTAGCGGTCGCCGTCCTGTTCGAACTGCTTCCACCGTGCGGCCATCAGGGCAGATGCCTGGGCGAAGTTGTATTCTGTTCGCAGATACTGCACGTTGTAGGCATCATATACCTTTTGAACATCATTTAAGAACTGATTAAACGGCTTGCGGTTTCCTTCCTCATCCAGCAGGGAGGGGAAAGCCTCGTTCAGTTCATGGAAGGTCTTGATACCGCTGAACACGTAGTTCGATTCCTTCAGGCGTTGCACCGATATGTCGTCCAGCGGGACTTCCTTCAGGGCGGTATCTACCGCTCCGTCCAGCACGTCGGAATGGGTGCGGATGAAACGCTGCACCTCTTCGGCGGTCAGGCTTTCGGGCGAGATTTCTGCCTGCTGGTACAGCCACCCTATGAGTAGCATCCATCCGGCTTCAAGGGCGGAAAACTCCATGGCTTCTTCCGTTTCCTCCTCTTCCTCAGCTGCCAGTTTGAGGATTTCGGCATATCTGCGGTGAAGCCCCTTATAATCGTCGGGGCTTAGTCGAAAAAAGGGTGTTCTCCTTCCGGTAATGCCAGTTTCTGCTCTTCCTTTCCTGATTTTTGTTGTGCCGTTTTCTTCGCATCCGGAACCGCTATGGAGGAAGTGTCTTTCTTCCGCTTCAGCGGGATGTTGTATTTGTCGACAAAGTATTTCGGCTCTACTTCGTAATGCTCCAGCAGCAGACGCTCGTAGGCCACCTGCTGTTCGGGGGTATAGTCCACCGATTCATCCCATGCGAAGCGGAATCCCTTCAGCGGAAATCCGTGACGTATCATGCGGGGAATGAGCTGCCAGTTCACTAAATCACGGATGAGGTCGGCATCTTTCTGAATCAGGTTTTCCAGCATCTTGCGGTGTACCTCGCTCTGCGAAAGGCTGGCCCCGTCTTCCATGGTCATCGTGACGGTAAGGATTCCTTTCGACAGTTCCGAGTTACAGCGGTCGATACGTTTGTCGTACACATTGAACGCATCGGCACGGGTGCTTTCCTTCAGGTCGATGGTCGTTCCTTCGGGGAACAGTCCGTAGGATGCTGCTCCCATGTCGCGCAGCATCCGCTCGATACGGTCGTATTCCTTCTGGTCGCGGCTGGTGGTGGTAGCCACACGGAGCGGCATGCCGAAGATTTCGCCGAACATGTCCCAGAACGAACACATGTTCTTTTTAGGAATGGTCTGCTGGGCGCATTTCAGATACAGGCCCAGATTATGCGTACCGCCTGCCTCGATGCACCAGTCGGTCATTTCGCTGTTCCGGTAGTCATAACCCACCTGCCAGGTGTCATTCTCGTGGGTGATGATGACACCGTATTCAGGAATGACGTGTGTACGCGGAATCAGGCTGACCCGGTTGTAGGCCATCCGTCCGTCCACTTCCACCACGTCGCCCAGTTCAATGAGTGAGTGGCCGTAGTAATTGCTTTCCAGCGCCAGCCGCAGGAATTCCTTGAACCAGGGAGCTTCCAGCAGTTCCGTCAGTTCCGGATTCTCCACGCCCTTCGCGTCGCAGAGCTTGAAACTCTTGTTCAACACAAATCCCATGCGCTGCTGCACGCATCCTGTCAGGTGCAGGTCGGCATCCACATCGGTATAGAGGTTCAGCAGGCGTGTACGGTTTGGGTTGTCCACGTTGATGGCCATCTGCCATGCACGCCGCCAGTCGGCCAGGTCGCGCCGTGTCAGTGCTTCGGTAAGCAGCTGGAGCTTGACGCTCATTTCCTTGATGCGCCGTCTTTCGGCGGCATTCATCCGGTTGAGATATTCTATTTTCGGTTTCTTTGCCATAATCGTTACCAGATATAGTTGTTACGTTTGTCGGAGCCGTAACGTATGCCGGCTCCGGTCTGTTCTCCTTCCTCGCCCGTTGGTTGCAGTTCGGGCAGGTTCATGACTGCTTTGCCTGCCTGCACTTTCTCCAGGTAGGCGATGGCGTTTTCAAACTGTTCCTTCCGGATTTCATATCCCATCTTCTGCGGCAGGCTGAGCACCATGAAGTAGAGTGCCAGGTCGGCCACCAGTCCCACGAGGTCGAGGTTCCTTGCTTCGCCTTCGGCGGTGAAGGCCGTCTGCATGTCATAACGTCCGTCCAGGTAGCTGGCTATCCGGTCCATGGCACGGCGTTCGGCCAGCAGGCGGTTGTCGTCCGTGGCCTGCTGGATGATTCTCAGCGCATCGGCACTGACCTGTATGTAGTCTTGTTCGGTGATAAACATGTGTGTAATGAATAATTAATAATGAAAATGAATAGGTAAAAGCTGTCGTTGGTTACCAGGCATTCTTAGGTGGACGCCGCACGCCAAGCCGGGGTGCGAACGAAGCCTCACGGGTTTGTTTCTGTAGTTTGTATATGGCACCCTCGCAGGCATCCGGAAAGTCATCGTGTGCCCGGCTTCCCTGCTCGAAGGCCAGCGTCTGGTCAATTCCGGCACGGAGGTCGGTATCTTCCTTCAGCTTTTCGTTATAAAAGAAGTATCCACGTTCCCACAGCGGACTGACGGCTTCCACACGGGCGAACTTGTCGGGTTTCTTCCGTTTGTCCGGCATGATAGGAAGCTGGTAGCCACGTGCGTCGCCTTCACGCTGGAATTCGTCCAGGATGGTGTCCTGCATGAAGTTGGCTTCCATATAGATGCTGACCGCCGCGTCTTCAGGCAGTGATTCGTAGACATCGTAGAGCCAGCGAACCATTTCGCCCACGCTGCACTGGCGGCAGAAGGCACGCAGCAGATGCAGTTCCCGGTGTGAGGCGGTTTTCAATCCGCGCCTGGGACGGCCTATCATGGCGGCAGCCTTGTAGTCGTTCTTTCCGGAGGATTTCCACGAAGGGTCGATGTAGAGCACAATCTGCTCGTAATATTTCAGCTTCAGCATCCGTCTCCAGCGTATCCACCGTTCCTGAAACACGGCTCCCTCGGTGATAGGGTTGTTCATGTATTCCTTCTGAAACGAGCGGTAGCCCATGAACTGTTCACGGTCGCGCAGTTTCTCGATGGTGTAGAACTCCGGCCAGGCAGGATTCCCGTTGCGGTCGATGGCATTCACTTCGATGGTCTTCACGGTCGGCGTGTCAATGATTTTCTGCAGCACGGAGTTTTTTGCAATCAGGTTACCCACCATGATGAAACGCCCGTCCTTGCCGCCGAAGCAACCGAACAGAGCTTCCTTTATCCAGTTTGTCATCTCACGTACACGGGCTTCACTGCGGCACATTTCATCATCGTCCAAGTCATCCACCACGATGTAGTCCGGACGCATTTCACGGAAACGCAAGCCACGGGGAGATTGTCCACGGCCACGTGAGAAAAAGGCACACTGATCACGTGTAACAAATTCGCCTTCCTGCCACATTCCGCTGTTGTACTGTTCGCCAAAGTCCTGGATGATGTACTGGTTGTATTGCAGCTCTGCCTGCAAATCTCCCAGCAGACCGTCGGCACTGTCCTCACTTTTGCCCACCAGCACCATGACGTGCAGTTCGCCCCGGAACTTCAGCCAGAGCGGGATGCCGATGTCCAGGTGTACCGACTTGGCATGACCGCGCGGCCACTTGCAGACCAGACGCAGTTCCGGATGAGAGGCGATGTAGCGTGCCGCTTCGTTGTGGAACCTGGCATTCGGACACTGGCAATAATGTGACAGGTACCGCTGGCAGAAACAATTGTAATCCTTCAGGGCACGGGCGATGTTCCGCTTGCGTTCCGCTTCTGTCTCCACCCGTTCCTGTGAGGTCATCCGTTCTACCCGTTTGCAGTGCTCCTGCCATCGTTTCAGGGCTTCTTTCTTTTCCTGTTCCGTCATGCTTAGCCTCCTTTCTGGGCGAAGAGTTCATTCAGGTAATCGTTGTGCAGCTGGTTTACGAGCTGGAACAGTTCGTTGGTCAGCTGGGGATATTCATCCCGGTGTGCGGCCAGCCAGTTCTCAAAGTCAATCATCGTGTCGATACGGTCTACCACGCTGGCCTTCTTCTCCAGCTTTTCGATGGCGGTGGCCGTCTTGATTAGCTTGTCGCCCAGGCTGGCCAGCATATCCTCATTTCCCGGCTCGTTCGCCTTGTCGAGCAGGGAGTTGATGGAAGACAGCAGCTTGTTCACCAGTTCCGGACGGGTGATGCTGCGTGCCGCCTTCATCTCTTTCCAGCCCAGGGTGTTTATCCACCGGCTGAGCGTCTGACGGCTCACTTCCACTTTCTGAAGAATCTCTTCCTGCGAAAGTCCGCTCATGTAGAGCACCCGTGCCAGCTCCTGTTTTGTGTCGTTTTTAGCCATGTTTTACCTTGTATTTAATATTCGTTTACGACAAAGTTCATCCATTTTCGTGCATCCACGAAAAAGGGGTGCAACCGTTACAGAGAACAGTGCATCATTTACATACTTCTTTGCAACCGTTACACACTTTTTTGCCCGGACGGGAAAGGCAGAGTAAGTTTGCGTCAAACGAACGGAAAAATGGCAAAACGAATCAGAATATCGAACGAAACGCTGAACTGCTACGGCACGTGGATCCGTACCGAAGGCATCGACCTGACGCAGTTTAACCGGAATCCCGTACTGCTCTGGATGCACCAGCGGGGCGTGGTAATAGGAATGATAAAGGATATACGCGTAGCGGATGGAGAAGTGACCGGCGAACCCTGGTTTGATGAGGTACGCGAAGAATCGCGTCTGGCAAAGCAGCAATGGGAAAAGGGCACGCTACGTATGGGTTCGCCCAACTTCGAGATACTGGAAACAAGCGAAGACGCTGCCTTGCTGAAACCCGGACAAACCCGTCCTACCGTAACCCGCTGCAAGCTGATGGAATACAGCATGGTGGACATCGGCGGTAACGATGACAACATCCGGCTCTCTTACGAGGGGCGGGAAATCAGGCTGGATGCAGGAGACGGATGCGACCTGCCGCTGTTGAAAGAAAGCTTTAATGAAAACCAAACATTACAGACAATGAACGAACAACTGAAAACCATCGCCCTGATGCTGGGGCTGGCGGACACCGCCACACTGCAGGAAGTGCAGAAACAGATTAACGTATTGCTCGGCTACCAGACGGCCAACGCGACCCTGCGTACCGAAAAGGAGAAACTGGAAAAGGAACTGGACACCCTGCGGCTGGCAGGTATTACGTCGCTGGTGGAGGAAGCCGTAACTGCCGGAAAGATTGAATCCGGGAAGAAAGCCCACTTTATCGAGCTGGGAAAGAAAGTCGGCCAGGAAAGCCTGAAACTGACCTTAGAAGCCATGCACGGCACGGTAAAGCCGTCGATGGTGTTGAACCGCGATACCTCGCCGACGGCAACCGGCGACTGGAAAAAACTGAGCGAAGTTCCGGCAGAGGAACTGAAGCTGATGCGAAAGAACGACCCGCAGCAGTACCGCAAGCTGTACAAGGCAGAATACGGTGTGGACTGTCCGGAACTTAACTGATTGTTGAACACAAATTAAAACACGAACATGAGAAAAGAAATCGTAAAATTCGTAACCGGCACACTGGTGAATGTGCTGATGAGTATCGTTATCCTGGCTTGCCTTGGAATTCCGAATGCAGGATTCTGGGGACTGATTGTGGGCGTGGTGCTTCCGATAGCACTGGGCAAGTTCCTGCCGAAAGGTGCCGCCCTGGAAGGTGTATATACCGAAGTGTGGACGGGTGAGCTGGTGAAGCAGCTTCGTGGGGGCATGACCGCCTCATTCCTGGACGGTGTGTCCGATTATTCGGCTGCGGTGAACAACGAAGTGGTACACCTGGTAGATGTGGGCGGCGACCCGGACGTGCTGATTAACAACACCACGTATCCCATCGCCGCACAGGAACTGGAAGACGGAGATATTGCGTTGGGTCTTGATAAGTTCCAGACCAAGAAGACTCCGGTATCGGACGACCAGCTCTTTGCCATCTCCTACGACAAGATGGGAAGCGTGATTGAGCGTCACGGCGACGCCATTACCATCGCCAAGTTCAAGAAAGCGGCTCATGCGCTGGCTCCGAACAGTAACACGGCGAAAACTCCGGTAGTGCCCACTTCCGGTGAAGATGACAACGGACGTAAGAAATGTACCCGAAAGGATATTATCGCCTTGAAACGCAAGCTGGATGCCTTGCAGGTTCCCACTGCAGGCCGACGTCTGGTGCTCTGCTCAGACCACGTGAACGACCTGCTGGAAGACGACCAGAAGTTCCGTGACCAGTATTACAACTACACAACCGGAAAGATTGCCAACATGTACGGATTCGAGGTGTACGAATTTGAGAACTGTCCGTACTTCACCAAGGAAGGCACAAAAGTTCCGTTCAAGAACTCACCTTCGGGCACCGACCATCAGGCATCCTTCTGCTTCTACACCAAGCGTGTGTTCCGTGCGCAGGGTAGCACCAAGATGTATTACCGCGACGCACAGACCAACCCGGACTACCAGCAGAACGAAGTGAACTTCCGTCACTACTACATCGTACTTCCGAAGAAGATGGAGGCTATCGGTGCCATCTACAGTTATGACGGATCTACTGCACAGACATCCGACCAGGAGGGAACGGCTGACAAGAACTGGGCTGAGACCAGACGTGAAGCTAAAGCCGATGAAATGGCCATGGCTATGTCTGATGGAGGAGAAAAAGGCGTAAGCGGACTGGAAGAAAAGTTACAGGAAGACCCTGCAGCCGGTGAGGAACTTGAAGCATAAGGAGGAATGAGGTATGAAACACTTTACAATGGGTGAACTTTGTGCCAGTACCACCGCCGACGCTCATGGAATAAAGAATACACCGCCTCTTCAGGAGGCGGGTAATCTGAAAGCCCTTGCCGACAATGTGCTTGACCCTCTCCGCGAATGGTACGGGAAACCTGTTACCGTCAATTCAGGGTACCGTTGTCCGCAACTGAACCGGCTGGTAGGAGGTGCGGCAAGCAGCCAGCATCTGAAAGGAGAAGCTGCCGACATTACAGCAGGAAGCAGGGAAGAGAACCGCAAGCTCTTTGAGTACATCCGTGAGAATCTGCCTTTCGACCAGCTTATCGACGAAAAGAATTTTTCGTGGGTGCATGTTTCTTACAAGCGCGACGGAAACAACAGAAAACAGATTTTAAAACTTTAAAGCACGACAAAATGAAACGGATTATCTTATTTTTCTGCCTGTGTCTGATTACAACACTGGCTTCATTTGCGCAGACCGTACTTCCGGCTGCAGAACCTGAAACATCGTTCCTTATCGACCTGGGAAGCTTTACGGGAATCGTAGCCCTGGTTTCTGCCTTGGTGACACAGATTCTGAAAGTTGTTCCGGCTATTTCCGCAAGCAAGCTGGCCAAAATTTTGATTTCATGCGGTGTGGGCATGGTGGTATGTATCCTTGCATGGCTTTTGCAGCTCACCCCGTTACTTACAGGCTATATCTGGTGGCAGGTGCTGATTTACGGACTGGCGGCCGGACTCAGCGGATGCGGATTCTATGATGTGATTAAGGCTATCGGAGCACTGTTTAAAAAAGAGTAGAGCATCATGGACTGGACCCTGTTACAGCCACTCATGGATTGGCTGGCTCCTGCCGGCTGGCTGGTAACTGCCATTGCCTGGTGGCGTGACAGAAAAGTATACCAGGTCCGCGCAGTGAAAGAAACCGAGGGCACTTACAAGGCTTTATATGACGACCTCAGTGCCACGGTATTGGAATTAAGCAAACAACTACGAAAACAAAACGAACGGAATATCAACCATGAAACGGCTTTACGCAAATTACATACTTGCAGGTATGCTGACCGCTGTCCTGCTATCATCTGGATGCGCCAGCAGCAGAAAGGCCAGCTCGGAAACCGTCCGCTCGGACAGCCTCCGAACGAGCGTAACCGAGCAAACAACTTACGGGCCGGTCCCGAAGAGGACGGCGACCTGCTCGGTGAGTGCGGAGCAGTGGCTGAACCTGAGTAAGCTTCCTGCCGGATTCGGGCTGAGCTATCGGAATGACGGTCTGAACATAGATATAAAGTCAGACGGAGAAGGTGGCGTGAACGTCACGGCTACAGCCGACAGCACAGGAAGACAAGTTACCGTGAAGCATACTGAAACGGAGCACCGGATACGGGATGAAACTACCAGCAATGAGGTGAAAGAAAGACGGCCCGGCTTACAACAGTGGATTGTAGGAACAATTATTGCGGTGCTGTTACTTTTTCTTATTTGGGAACTGATTAAAAAGTATTTAAACAAAAATCAAACTCTATAAATATTATGGCAGATACAAGCAACGGACTGATGTACGGCGTGGCGAAAGTGACATTCAAGGCTGCGGGATCAGAAGGACAGGAAAAGACACTGGCCTGGCTGGATGAAAACGGGATGCAGCCTGCGGGAAACGCACCTAGTTTTCTGGATGTATTCGCAGCACAGGTACTAGACGGACCTGTAGACAGCATCATGACCAACCCGGGAAGCGATGCGTTTACAATGAACCTTATCCAACTGAATGCGCAGAGTATGGTGGATGTGTTCGGTGGAAAAGCCGGAGCGGACGGCTCTTATACACCGCCTGCAAAAATGCTAGCTAACGGTGTGCTCACCATCACCATGCATTCCGGACATGGTTTCCGCATATTTAATGCACGTCTGAGCCGCAATGGATTCCAGAATGGAATTAACATGCAGAATGTGCTGGCAATGGGTATCCGTGTGGATATGCTGAAACCCGCAGACGGGAAGGACAGACGTTATCGTACTTATCCTCCTGGTACAGAAGATTTTGATGCGATTGACTCAGTCGAAGACGCAAAACGATAAGTATGAAGGCACAAGATATAGAACTGCTGGCAGGCATCTCCCTCAGTGACGGGGGAATCAGCCTGCCGCTTCATACGGTACTTCGGAAACGTCCGTTCCGCATTACGATGAAGACACCTACCACACGCAGTCTGATACGAATCAGCAAGCGTTATCTCCGAATCGGCGTGACACCGGAAGAATACGACGGATACAATCTGGACCAGCGCATCCGGTTCGTCTTCCTGCATGGGAAGGACATCAGCCGGATAGTGGCATACGGAATTGTACGTGGCCCTATCCTGGGAAGACTGTTGAATCGTCCGGTGGCTTGGATACTTCGGGAACTGATGACACCCGATGAACTTGCAGCCGCCTGGCGGCAGGTGCTGAACAGTACATCTACCACGTCTTTCGGGATTATTATCGCATCGGCAGCAGCCTTGAACAAGATGCAGCCCTTAGCGAGCCGGAACGAAAGCGAAAACGACAGGAGGAGTTAAAGAAGGGACATACGGAACCTTCGCATAGCCTTTTCGGCGTAGTAGGTCAGATTGCCACGGAAACAGGATGGAGCATTGACTACATTCTGGACAAGGTAAATGTAGTTACACTTCAGCTCATGATGGCAGACATGCCTCACTGGGTTCCTCCGAAGAAACCGGACTTGAATCAGCAGATCCGTGAAATGGAGGAACGTGAAAAACAAAGAAACAGTCGCACACAAACAGAAAACACCAATCAGACAAAGGGAATGAACCCGATGGAGTTCTTTACCAATTATGCGGTAAAGGACTGATTATTCATCATTATAAATTGGAATCATGGCAGTACCCGTTGAACTGGAAATATTCATGAAAGACTTGACCAAGGCCGGACTACAGAGCGTTGGCAAGAATGTGGATGATGTGGAAAATCAGACTCTGAAACTGATTGACGCATTGAAACTGGTACGCGCCGAGCAGATTAAACAGCTTGAAGCGAACAAGCAGGCCGGAAAAAACTACACTCAGGAGGCTGCAAACGTGCAGGCTTTGACGGGCCAGATTAACGGATTGAAGGCCGGACTGAAAGACTTGCAGAAAACCAAAGAGGAGGTTGCAAAAACACCTTCCATCGACATCGACACAGAAGCGGTTACCCGTAAGACAAACAACCTGAAGATGCAGTTCAGCCAGGTAGCTAGAGAGCTGCCTTCACTTGCCATGGGGCCGCAGATGTTTATCCTCGCTATCTCCAACAACCTTCCTATGCTGGCGGATGCCATTTCGGATGTGCGTAAACAGAACGAACTTCTGGCCGCATCCGGACAAAAGGGTGTGCCGGTATGGAAACAGCTTGGAAAAGCATTGCTTTCCCCTCAGACAGCCTTAATCGCTCTAATTTCATTGGGCATTGTATATGGAAAAGAAATTGGTAATTGGGTTAAGAACCTTGGTAAAGTAAAAAAAGAACTATCAGAAACTCAACAGCTACAGGAATCATTGAACACTTCCAGAAGAAAAGGTGGAGAAGCTGCGTCTGAAGAGTCTGCAAAACTTAGAATTCTTTATACAGCCAGCCAGGATACATCAAAATCCATGAGAGAAAGGAATAAGGCTGTAGATGAGCTTCAAAAAATGTATCCGGATTATTTCGGTAAACTAAGCAATGAAGCCATTTTAGCGGGGAATGCCGCATCTGCATACGATGAACTGACTAAGGCAATTATACGTAAAGGTCAGGCGCAGGCTGCAGAAGATATTGTAGCTGATTATTCAAAGAGAAACTTTCAGTTGCAACGTGGTATTAATGCGGATTCGCAATGGGTTAATCAGATGCGTTCCGCATACGAAGCTGCACTGAAACAAAGAGAAGGAATGAGGCAAAATGCATTGACGGTAAATCAAAGCAGTTTCATGACAAACCGAACTCTTTCAGGTGACAGTAACGCGGAAAAGATTATCGAGGAATACGAACGTCGCATGGAGAATATCAGAAAATCTTCTGAAGAAATTGCAAAGAACAACAAAACAGTAGAGGGTATAGTCAAACAGATAGACACATCGGCTTACACCACTGATTTCTCTGGTAGCTCCAAAAAGCAGAAAGAAGAAAAAACCGACTACGCCTCCCAGCTTGCCGATGCCCGCGTAAAAGCACAGCAGACTACGGAAAAACTCCGCATACAGATTATGCAGGAAGGTATTGCCAAGCGTATGGCACTGGCCAAGCAGGAATACGATGAGTCTGTGGCTGACATTGACAAGCAGGAACGGGATATGCTTGCCAAAATGGATCAGGCACGCAAGCAGGGTGACAACATCCCGCAGAGCCAGTACGACGATGTTAAAAATACGGCGAACACCAACCGTATGCTGGCAGAACAGGTGTATAACGAAAAGATATATCAGATTGAACAGGAATATCGCGACAAGGCCACGCAGAGCCTTATCGACTACAATAAACAATACGGAACGTATCAGGAGAAGCGTCTGGCCATTGCAATGGATTACGCCCGAAAGATTGCCGCTGCGGAAACAGAAGGAGAGGCCGACGTATTAACCCGTGAACGTGACGACAAGCTGGCCAGCCTGGACTTTGAGGAAATGAAGAAAGGGATGGACTGGGACAAGATTTTTGGTGAATTGGAGCGTGTGTCTACTGATACGCTGGAAAGTCTCCGAGAGAAGCTGAAACAATACCTGGAAGGAATAGGCGATGACATCAGCCCCGAATCTTACAAGGAGGTAATGGATGCTTTCAATAATATAGATTCCGAGCTGGCCGACCGTTCCCCGTTCGAAACAATGAAGAAGGGGTACGAAGATTACAAGTCTGCGATGGATGAGGTACGTTCTGCTCAGAACCTTCTTCAACAGGCACAAGTAGGCGGAAGCGTTATCGTGGAAGAATATGACGAAGCAACCGGAACCCTTACACGTAAGCTGATTACTCAGGCCGAAGCCGAGGAAAGACTTCGTGCTGCTCAGGATAAACGATACAGTGCACAGAAGAATCTGACGGATGCGGCAAATTCTATCGGACAGAAAGGAATGGCAATCGTCAATGCCGGAAACGACATAGTGGATATGTTAGGAAACTTTGGCGTAAAAGTTCCGGAAGCGGTGAGTGAGACATTGAACGGAGTCAGTCAGGTAATGAGTGGACTGGAAAGCATTGATTTGACAAAACCATTCAGTGCTATTACAGGGTCAGTTAGTATATTGACTGGAATAGGCAATACGATAGCCGGGCTCTTTGGTTTCGGAGGTGCCGATTATTCGGGGTATGAAAATCTTAAATCAAAGTATGAAGGGCTGATTGACATTTGGGATTCGCTTATCTCCAAGAAACAGCAATATATCGACATTGATTATGGTGTAGAAGCTCAGAAAGCAGCCGAGGAAGCAAAACAATTGGTTGACGTGCAGATTGAACGCCAGCGGCAGTTGATGCATTCTCTTTCTGGAAGCGGGTCTAGTATGTTCAGCCATTCATTAGGATACAGAGTAAACGAAAGAATGGGTAGCTCTGACTGGGCAAGACTGTCACAATTAACAGGAGCTAATATACGTGAATTTGGTGACGTAATTAATTTGGATGCGGATGTAATTGGTAAGGTCCTTCAGGACGAAAAATTTGTGTCTGTATTGACCGAAGTCAACTCTGAGTTTGTGACTTACATTCAGAACATAGACAAGTATAGCGAACAGTTGAAGGAAATTGCCGAACAGGAAAAAGAAGCATTTACCGGAGTCAGCTTTGACGAATTCCGTGCCAGCTTCACCAGTATGCTGTCGGATTTGGATGCTACCAACCAGGATTTTGCAGACAATTTCGAAAAATACCTTCAGAACGCCATATTCTCCTCAATGGTTGCGGATAAGTATAAAGACAGAATTCAGAGTTTGTATGACTCATGGGCGAAAGAAGCGGCAGATGGTGTGATGGTTCAATCTATCGACTGGAAAACTGGAGAAATGGGCTTTACTGAAATAGGAAAAGGATTAGATCCTGAAGAAGCTGAAAAGATACGAAATCAGTACCAAAGTATTATTGATGACATGCTGGCAGAACGGGAACAGATAATGAAAGATTTCGGATGGTCTTCATCTGCGGATTCCGGAAGCAGCCAGTCTCCCAGCAGCGGTGCACTGACCACCATGAGCCAGGACAGCATATCTACCTTCGAGGCGATAGGCCGGAACATGCAGACACATCTGGCAAATACTGACAAGTTCGTGCAGGAAATCCGAAACACACAGAAGCAGGATAGCCAGACGCTGGCCACCATAGCCGGACACACGGCACACCTGGTGGAGATACACGAGATATTGAGTGATATGAAATTAAACGGTATAACACTGAAATGA